TGGTCAGATGCAGACAAAAGATCAGCTAGAGAAGTAATTTGGGGTATTTAATGGCTGGGCAATTTAGAGGATTTTACAGTAGCCTTGTAACTGCTGGGACAAAGTCTAATAGTTGTAACTCTTTATTGCCCTAATTTTCTCCCAATGGCTATTAGACATTACATAAAAGGCATAAAAAAAGGGGTGTTATCAGCACCCCTTTATTAGTTTGTAAATTTTTTTTACCACCTATAAAGACTAGCTAGTGGGTTTTCATAGCAAGAATAACAATAATGTCCCCAATCATTACTAACTAACCTTTGTCTAACTGCCCATTCTTTTGTAGGAGGTAAAGTTTTATAAACACAGTTTTGCATTACCTTTATGCCTTGTGATTTTAAAGCATCATATTCTTTGTTACATTTATCACATTTATGAATGTGTTCATTTTTTGTATTCATTTTATTTTCTCCTTTTGTTAAATTCATTATTATTATATAAACATATTGTTTATACTTGTAAAGCTTTTTATTTAAAATAATGAAAAAAACTTCATCTAGGCATAAAAGCCTATTTTTAGCCATATAGAGGTATTTGTAGTTCTGGGGTATAAGTCTATATAAAATAGCTTAAAAGACTGCTAGTGCTTAAATTTTAGCTATTTCTTTGACTACTCCGAGAGGTATTATGTTCCTATCGCCAAAATAGCCATCATTTGAGTAACTTGCGAATGTATATAGATATTTTTCATCTTTTTTAAATATGTAGGCGAAACTAGTAATTAAAGCTGTTTTCATTTTATCAAATTCATCAAAGCTAGTAATTGTAGGATCGCCTACTATATCTTCCCAAACTATAATATGAAAATAATATTCTTTACCTTCAATAGTAAGGTTATTTCTTTTTCTTTTTTTGTTTAATTGGTTTTTTCTTTTTAGGAGGTCTGCCTTTTTTTGAGCCATAAGTCCCCTTTCCATAAGGCATTAATGTAATATCCAATTATGTACTGCTAGAATAACAACAATCCATATTGCCCATTTTACTACAGGATTTAATTCCCAAGACCATAACCATTTAAACATATTCATTGCTTTTTTTATCATTTTGCAACTCCTTTTGTTTTTTCAAAAGTTCTCAATGCACCCATGCCTAACAAAGACATAACAAGCGGCATTAAAGTACCTATATCTAATTGGGGTAAGTCTATCACTTCAACATGAAATACACCAAGAAAAAATAATATAAATTTAGATAATACATACTCCCAAAATATTGCTAAAGCACAGGACATACCAATCATAGGTCGCCAAGATCTTTGCATAAATCCAGAAATTCCACCAGCAGTTGAACTAGCATCAGCCAAATTAATTGACATTTGTTTTTCTTTTAGCTTGGCTTCAACTTCTGCAAATCTTAATTTTAATTGTTCTTTTTCTTCTGTAGAGGTATGAAGTTCATCAATAATACCACCAACAGCTTTAATACTGCCACTAGAAAATACATCTAACAAACCCATTATTTATTACCGAATACTGTCATAGGTGGAATGACATTACAAAATGCCGCTACTAATCCATAAGGATCATTTAATGGATAACCTAATTCATTAACTTCTTTTTTTATTTTTGGTGGTTGTTTAATCTTTTTTTTCATATTTTTTGTACCTCACTTAATTTAGACATTTTTTCTTTTAATTCTTCTTCTGCATATTTTTTTCTATTATCATATATTTCTTGTAATTCTTCTGGTGTAGTAATCCTTTTTCTATGTTTCCTCAAGTCAACTTTCTCATCCTGTGAGCCAGTTCCCTTGCCCTTCTCGGTGTGTGTTCCCTCGCCCATAGACTATCTTCCATTTGATTTCCAGCTTCATAATAATCCTTTTTTCTAATTGCATCAAACATTTTATAGAATTTAGCTGTTTTTGTACGACCTAATTGAAAGCACATATGTGAAATTATTGGCAATACATCCTCATTTTCAATACCTTTGCATAAACTTTTGGCATCTCTAGTAGCAATATTTACATCATAAATAAAAATTTTTTCTAAAACTTTACGATCATATTTTTTATCTTTAATAAATTTTTCATTTTTTTTAACTAAATGTCCATAGCCAATAGTGGCAAAACCCAATGTATCTTGATAAACAACATCTCTATAGCCTTCTTCCTTTTTTATCTCGTTTTTTAATTTTTCTAGATCCATCTTTTATCTCCTTTGCCCAATCTAATTTTGCACCAACATAAAATACTTTGCTACGATTACCCAACCAATCATTAGAGTACCAATATTGTGCAATAAATTTATCTTTCATCTTCTATACACTTTTCCAAATAGACTGCCATATCTAAACATTCCTCCTGTGCTTCTATTAACCATTGTTTTTTAGTTTTTTTTGTTTCCTCCATAGTATTACCATATTTAATTATTCCCTTGTTCGCCCTCACTATCATCTTGTCTGATACTCTTTGAATGAGCTTGTCTTTCGTTTTCATATTTCTCCCTTAATTCTATCATTGATACAAAGTTATGACCTTGTATATGACCATCTGCTAATAACAATTGAGATATACCATAAGACCAGCCATTAGCACTATTTTTAGCATAATTTTCAACATGACCAAAATCCATTGCTGTGCCTACATTCACAATTTTAACATAATTACCTCTGCCTAGCTTTGATGCTCTCCAAGACCTTTCTCTATGACTATGACCAAAGACTATATCGTGCATAGCATTATTAGAAATCTGACTAGCTTCTGCTGTCTTACCGCCTATCTCTCGCCCTATTTCATTGAGAGGAACATGAACAAATGCAACTCCTTTAATAAAAAAAAATTCTCCATATTCAGATATTCCCCAACCTCTAGATCGCCATAGGTTTTCATATTGCTGGGAGAAAGCACCAACTACTTCTTTGTGTTCGTTTTCATAGCGATATAATCGTAATTCGTGATTGCCTAAACAATAATGCTTATGACATTGATGATTGCCTATTCCTTCATGTAATAAATTTAAGGCTTCTTTAGTAATTTGTATGTCTGCTGATATAGGTGGTTTAGCTCCTCCTTTAACTGTATGATTTTTATCAAAAGTATTAACTGAATCAAAAGAACAGAAATCTCCAATGCATACGACATAATCTGGCTTGTAATCATTTATTTGTTTTCCTATCCAATAAAATCTGTCTATATTTTCATCTGGAGAAACATGAGCATCTGGAATAACAAATACTTTAGTTGGACTTGAAAATGAGGTTGATTGTGCTGGTATTCTTATAATAGGTTTTTTATATTCTTCAATAATAACTTGAGATTTTACTTCTTTATATCTGTGCCACTCTATTGCCCAATGAGAACTACCTATTGCTAATTTTTCTATCTTATCTATTTTGTGTTGGAATGTAGTTCTAGGAATATTCAACAAATCAGAAACTATTTTTTTTGCTCCTGTAGGCTGACCAACACCACCTTTTCCTATAGGTGGATATCCTTTATCTAATGCCTCGTGTAATTTGTCTTGAATTTCTTTGAGTTCATTCCACTCTGTATCATTCATTAATTCCGCCTAATTAAAAAATCTTAAACCCCAAGCTATAAATTGAGTAGCAACCATAAAACCTATTGCCCATAAAACAAAATTTAATCTACTAATATCTTTTTCAATATGTTTTAAATGATTATTTTCTATTCTGTCTATTTTATCATAGATATGAATAATATGTTCTTTGGTTGTTTTGGGTGTTAATTTTGTCATCTATTCCCTTGTCTATTGTATTTTTTCCATGATTTCAACTTATGTTTATTTTTAGGCTTTGAACGAGAAGAATTTCCTATTGATGTTCTCTTTCTTGTTATCGTAAATGATTTTGAATATGTTGTTTGTTGTGCCATTATTTAAGCATCTGTATTTTTTATAGTTAAAGGAAAAGAATCAAAAGGAATACAAAATGCTTCTGTCTTTGTTTTATCTTTATATTGTTGGGATTGATTCCTATAAATTTGCATATAATTTTTCTTTGCAAGAATACATTCTAATTCATTAAAATATAATGAGGCAGTATATTTAACGGAAGGTTGATTGGGTGATGAAAATACCATTAGTAATAAGAATATTTTTATCATTACTTCATTTGGCTTAATGGATTTTCTAAAGTTGTTTTAATTCTTTTATCTATTTTTTCTTCTAAATCTTTCATTTCATCTTTTACATCAGCAATAATTTCTTTTAAATCTTTTCCATTATCTCTTGAATCTTGTTTAACTCTTTGCTCAACATCTTCAACTATTGTTTCAATTCTTCTTACATCTGCTTTTAAATCATTCTTTAATTCTTTTGCCACATCAGCAACAAGTTTTACTTCATCTAAAATCATAGTCATTTCTGATTGAAGCATTGTTACTTCTTGTTGAACTAAATCTATTCTTTTATCAAAACCACTTAAATCTGGAGCAGTATATTTAGATATTTTATTTCGCATATTTTGGTAATCTTTGTAAAATTCAAAGCCACCCCACAACGCACCACATAAAGAAGATAATACTGTGAGAATAAGGAATATTTTTCCTCCTCTAAACTTGATCCCAGCTACTTCTAATTCTGCCATTGACTATCTACCAATTCATTCATTAAACCATCACTTCCAGCGAATAGAAAGTAACTAGCCATACTATTATCAGATATTGTAGTGTCTGGTAAAGTAACATTTGAAAAAAAATCAACTCTATCATTTAATGCTTGTTGAGTATCAAAAAAAGTTTTACTATCTCCTAATACTTGCATAACAACCAGAATTTTAGTTTGATTAACATCATCATATCTTTTTTTATCGTCCATCTTTTTCATAATCTTTTTAACAGCTTTTTCTTTAGATGATTCTTTTTCGGGTTTTTTTTCAATTTCTTTTTTATCTTCTGATTTTGTTTCTTGGTTTGATTCTTGTTTTTCTTCAACTGGTTTTGTTTCTACTTCAACTTTTTCCTCCGCTTCTTCGGTTTCTGCTTCTTGTTCTTGCACTTCTTCTTCTTGTGTATTTTCTGCTACCTCAATCACTTCTTCTACAGCTTCTTGTATTTCCATTTCTATCTCTGCTTCAACTTCCATTTCCAT